CCCGGTTCTTCCTCCGCGCCCTCGTCCACCCGGCACCACACGTGCGTTCTCCTTTGTCTTGACATTCCAAAGATGGCCCAGTAAGGCTTACTCCGGAGACGACTCCTACCCCCCTTAACCCCGGTAATCTTCGCAACAAACTTCCTGATGAATGGCTTCTTGGACCGAAAATCCATCTTTCGCCATTCCGTGTATCTGGCCTCAAAGGAGCCAGATTCCACATCGTTCCAGTATTGTTGTTCCACTTCCCGGGGGGAATAGGACGTCCCCCAAGCAAGGTCAGTGACCTCATCCCAGAACTCTTGTTCAGCGGCAACTTGTATTGCACGCGCTGATGGTTCCCGACTCACTACCTGCCGCCGCCACCCCTTAGGGATTTTAACCTGACCTACTAGTCTATCAGGAGGAGCAGGGAGAGGTACCCCTTCTGTTATCGAATCGAATGACGAATCATATCGAGACGGAACAGAATTTAAGTACCATAACTCCCGCTTCCAAAGACCAGAGATCTTCAACATCCCTTCGGTGGCATTTACTCCCAAGCCACGCACCACGCTCCTTCCACTTTTCCTAACAATTTTTCCACGCAACCTCAGGTACCACGCCCCGAGCTCATCTCTAATCCTTCCCTTAAAACCTTCGCAAAATTGCCACAACGAACCGGCAATAGACGAAGGATAAGGAGATTTACCTTTCATCAAGCAACTGCAACGTACAACAGGCACCAATCGAACCCTGTTGCCGTTGACTTTGAAGAAAGTTGAATTCAGAGAGAAAAAACCTCGAGACACGAGGGTCTTGCCTGGGGACAAACGTAACCCCACAGACGACACAAACCTGCTCCACTTCTCATATTTTTCTCGAGACGACCGGAAGACAATATCATCCCCATTGATCTTAACCGGTACGTCCTCTCCAAACACCCAGCGAAAAGCAAGGTAATTTTGGAGGCACAAAAGAGGAAAACATAGAAGGGAACCCATAAGCTGTCGGGTGGTCTTCGCCTCTGTTCCATCAGGATACTGCATTTCTACCCTCAGGTAACGAATTGCAGCCTTTTGTAACAGCTCAGGAACATACAAACAGTTCCGGAAAATGGCGCGAAGTATCCACTCGGCAGTGGTCACAGGTAAGTGGTCAGTGGCGGATTCGTAGTCTCCAGACACGAACACCTCGCCGGCTACCTTTTGGAAGCGTTTAAAACTGCCGGTCTTTGCCTTCCCCCTCAAAAGCCAGGGGAAACGAGAAAGCTGATCGTAGAGGAGTTTGTGAAAAGGTTTCAAAACTTGAGCGCCCGACGACATGATGGTAACAGCGCGGGTCTTCCCGTCGCACTGCGCCTCCATGTATCGGACCTTCAAATCTTCGGGTCCTTCAAGTATTGGTGCCTCGCCCATGCACGCGAGACCATACTTTTCCCTATCGGGACCCAAAGATCTGTATCCACCTTTTCCACGCCCTCTCTCTAAGACTGACTTTATGGTCGGAACCGCACGGTCAACGAGACCCATGTACTTGTGATCCCACCCCTTCGGAAACATCCCATCGACCAATTCGCAGACATGGCGAATATAACCGGTCGGGGGAGCGATTTCAGGGGCGGTCACTCGTTCACGGTGACTTGAGAACGGAGCGGCGACAGACGGTAGAGTCTTACGCCAGAGAAACAACGAACCAGCAATCGACAACCTGCTATGACAGGGCAGGCGACGAATCGGCTCGGACCACGCGTGGTCAACCGGGTTTTCAAGGAGTCCCACGGAAAACTCCTTCCCTTTCTTTACATCGACGGCCCCATCAGCCGAGCGGATATAATCAGGAATGGGCAGAGTCACATCGAAGTGACGGCCCAACACCTGACTCATCCCCTCAAGAAGCTTGATAGGATCGTCAGCATTGTCAGTCGGTTGAGCGAATGTCTCAACCTCAGCACGCAACGCAGAGCGTATTACGCGGCGCTGACCTTGCACACCCTTTAGGCACATAAAGCTTAAAGAATGG